ACGTGTTTTAGCACGCAGTCTTTCTTTTTTATAAGTGCGCCGCCTTGACCGCTTACCACCGGTAGTTTTAGGGGGAATAGGAGGTGTAGGAGGCGCAGGAGGTACAAGGGCAGTAGAGTCTTCCTTCGGGGCTACAGGGGCGGATTTTTCTGTATTAACATTTACATCCACATCATTCCAACTACTGATGGAGAAAAATCCTCCCATTCTACTTACAACGTACGTTTAATCCACGCAATATCTGCCTTAAAGATTTTGCTTGCATGGGGCGACGTGCTTTTTGTATAGGTAGCAACCGCTTGGAGTTTGCGACGAACTGATAACGAGCCGTACTTCTTCACTGCTTTCTTTAACGCAGAGCGGCGCAATGTGGAGGACTTCTTGACTACATTGACGTAGCCAAACTGGGAGAGCTCGCCCTCACGTAACGGACCTATACCGGGACGTCCGTCAGGACCGCGATATCCCTTACCTGGACGACCAACATCCTTAATCAATGCAGAAGGAACCCGTACACGTTTGCCGCTTTTTAACTTACGTGTATATGCAGCGCGGCGTATGTAACCACGCTGTTTACGAGTTATACTCATTGACCGACTTCTATTACGGTTCTACAAATTGTAGAATTCATATACCCATTTCAAGAGGATGTGGGCTTTCATAGGTTTAACTGGGGCACTCCTAGTTGGAGTTTTGTACTTCTTTGCGAAGACAAATCAAAAGGAGGTATTGGATCACTGGGATCAGTATAGTAATAATATCTTTTTCGTCTTTTTCTTAGCACCTTTCTATAAGCCTGATGGCGACCAGCGGTCCCGGCTTCAATTCGCATTTGATAATTTCAATAATTTACTATCTACATTTGCCGACAATACAATGAAAACGATTATGCAACCGGTAATGCAGATTTTTAAGATGATGGCGGATGCTGTTAGTCAGACAGTCGACGGACTTTTCAACGTACGCGGGCTTCTCAAGGCTATGTGGAGTCAATTCAATGGTATGACGGAAGTGTTCAGAAATCGTTTTCAAGGAACACTCACCGCTCTACGTGCTACATTTATGAAATTACACGCCGCTATCGGCAAGACATTTGGAATTGCGGTAGCGGGTATTATGTCAGGTTTGGCGGCAATTCAAACAACACTAAGCGTATTTGATTTGGTTGTAAATATTGTAATTACAATTTTGATTATTATTGCAGCAATTTTCATTTGGTTACCATTCTTGTTTATTGCCGTTATTGCGATTATTATTATAGCCGTGAATGCGATTAATGAGTCAGGTCAGGGCGACCAAATTACAGGTATTGCAGGCGTCTTCTGTTTTGAAGAAGGTACCCAAGTGGAAACAAAGGCAGGCACGCAGTCAATAGAATCTATTCAACTCGGCACAATACTTGCCGACGGTGGCGAAGTGAAGGGTGTACTAAAATTCGCACAGGATACTGACGATATGTACGACCTCTATGGTGTCCACGTGAGCGGGTCGCATATTGTATATGCTGATGCCAAACCGACCCTGGTAGAAAACCATCCTGCGGCAAAGAAACTACCGCAACAGGAACGCCGAGTCTATTGCTTTATTACGTCAACCCGTCGGATCCCTATCCAGTCCGCAACCGCTGGTACACTCCAGTTTGCGGATTGGGAGGAGTTAGAGAACAACCTAGAGGATCTCAAAGAGTGGAATAAGCGTGTGTTTACGCTACTCAACCCGAATCAGATTTACCTAGAACCCGCGGTACAGGCGTTGAATTCAGAGGCGGGATTTACAGGCAAAACACATATAATGACACCATTGGGACCTACAGAAATCCGTGGAATAGTTCCCGGATGTAAAGTGATTGACGCCGACGGTAAACAAACTACTGTACGTGGTATCGTACGCTTATCTCCAGAGGAAGTTCTTAATGCGATAAAGCTGAGTGAGACGTCATATATGTCATCCGGTAATTGGACAAAGGTGGGCGATACTTGGCTACAGCAACATAGTTTATGCGGCGGCAAACCAAACGACCAGGAGTCCTTACTCCGTCAGGAGTGGTTCCAACTCTTTACGGAGTCTGGTACGTTTACGGTGATTGAGGGCGGACAATTTATTGAAGCCCGTGATTTCACCGATGTTGGAAGTTCAGAGATTCATAAGACTTACGATTGGGTCCTGGAAACCTTAGCAGAGAAAATCTAATCTATAACTAAAGCAAATGTCTCCCAGAATTACATTCGTGCTCGTAATGTTGGCTCTACTTCTCTTAGCAAATCTTCTGATGGTCAACGGTTTTACGAACTATCCCATCCACGCCGAGGGATTTGTTGACTTTATGCTGGATAACGCTTCGCCTATTGGCGACAACTACCAGGCGATTGGCACCTATGATAACGTTGTCAAGAAGCCGGCGAACGGTCTGTCCAACTGGCGCGGTCCGGCACCGAATGAGCCACTGCTGGGTCCCGAAGTTGAGATTGGTCCCGACAATCTCTTCATGTTCAAGAACAACCAGTGCAAGCCCGAGTGCTGCCCTGCGTCGTTCAGCTGCGGCAGTGGCTGCGTGTGCACAACGGCGAAGCAGCGTGATTTTATTAACAGCCGCGGCGGCAACCGCAACGAGCCCACGGATCTGTAAACTCCCCACAATCCAATTACTTTCATACTATGCTACAAGCATATAATGAAATGAAATTAAATAAAAGTTTAGACGCCCTTACCGGTGAATGCGGCATCTAGAGACGCTCCGAGTAATGGTCTTGGCAAAGCCATGAATTCATTATCAATCGGTGTGCCGGCGGTTTGATTGCCTTCATCAGGCGCATCTTTCTCTGTCATCAACGACTGTTTGAGCGTCTTTGCGGTGACATCATTGACCTCTGTTAACGCAACAGCGGGGTTGACATAGTCAAACGCCGTCTTCTCTGTAACCGGCTCATTTGTCTCCTGCATATCTACGTAGTTCTCAAAGAACTCCTTGGAATCCAAACTAACCGTGTGGACACGTCCAATGAGTCCATCGCCCTTACACTTACGGTAGTGAATATGGGGCGATAGTGTACCCTTGAATGGCTTGACATACGGTTGTGGCTTACGCACCTTGAGAGTAGCAATACCAGATGAATCGGCAATGGCAACGCCCGCATTACGGTAGTCAAGATACGCTTTCTTCCAATCATTCAACTCGTTTAGATCCTTGTTCGCAGGCTCAGCCGCCCAATAGAGCACTTTCGTGCCGGGACCTACTACAACATCTGTTGAAATATCAGCGTTCTCGGGAGTCTGAGGCTTCATTACTTCGCAGGGAATGAGCGACTTGCCGAGGAAGGGTAGATAGCTATCACGGTGTAAGCCGATAAAAAGGGCGGCAACTCCAACGGCGGCAAAGATAGCATTGGCAAGGATAACATTGCGTCCCGTAACGTATGTAACAAGATCCTTACCCATAAAACTCTTAATACCCCAGTTGAGTCCGCCGATGACAAGGAGAACCATTGCGATCATATATGCCTTCGCCTTCCAATATTGGTTCATTCTCTGTTATTAAGGGGCTAAAATCAATTCATAAACTTGCGCATCTGCGGGAATATCCTTTGCGGAGCAACGGAATTGCGAAAATAACGCCTTCTCTACCTGTACCTTAGGCATAGCGTTGTGAACTTCAGCGGCAAGAGCACGGTATAGGTCAAAATCAGGGTAACGCTCTTCACCCGCGGGCGTACGAAGTACGTTCTTGCCGTCGTCATCGGTGAGCCACTCCCACAGTAAGTTATAGACGGGGCTTACAGTTTCGGGATAGAGCTTTCCGCCTTCGCGTGACATAATTCTAACAGGCGTCGCATTTGCAGGGCGGTCCGGAAAGAGTGATTCAAGCAACGATACAGCAAGGCGGCACAGGTCAAATGAGGTATTAGGTTCTACCTTCTTGCCCTCGGCAGAGTCAAAGAATGGATCGCAATTGTACTGGGTGGCAGCGTCGTTGCCAGGAAAAAATGCGTCTGAAATGAAAAAGCCGGCACCTGGTACAGTGAAGGAAGCACGACCGAAATCAATAATCTTCATTAAGCGTCCGTAGGTTGGAATCTTCATATACCAGGTCTCCTTTCCCTTCACTACACGGTAGTAAATATCGGTCACACCGGTGCCGTTCCACATAATATTATTGGTATGCAAGTCGTTGTGAACAAACCCAAAGTAGTGTTGGGAAACGACTAGACCGGCAATGACTTGGAAAAGCCACGCCGCCCAACGTACATCCTTCGTCTCTAACATACTGGCATCATCGGCATCCTCATCATCAAGAAGCGTATCCATTGTACCGTCAGCCTTTTCCAGCAACGAGACCTGTACAGGGAAATTGTGGAATTCTACAAACTCTTCAACTTCATCGCTTTCATAAGAACCGGAACCAGAACCAGAGTCAGACTCGGAACCAGATAAACGCTTGAGTCGTAGTTTAGGATTTGTTAGTTTTACAGGTTCCTCACTGCTTACAACGGGCTCCTCTTCGCTAACGGTAATATCATTTATAGCACTTACAATACCCGTATCAGCATCTACCGATACGAAATCGTCAAGGGATAGTGCCGTACCAGGTTGTGTAAAGAGTGCGTCTAGGGGTTTCTTTCCTTCGTCACCCATTTGATACTTGAAGAGACCTAGACGCTGATGTACATTCCACCACGACTTTTTCCTTAGAGAATCGTACTCCTCGGAAATATTATAGACATACGTATCAACACGGGCGGAAAATGTACCGTAGCAGCGGCACCAGTGCGGTGAAATTCGGCTTTCGACAAACTTAGACGCATAGAGTGCGAAAAGGCAATCAACGTACGCTTCATTGAGCGGATTATTGATTTTCATAAGCGTATTTTTCCATAGGTCACTGGGCGCAGCAAGGGCACCGTCGCCTGGTAGAACGTATTCGCCCTCCATTGCGGCAAGGGGGTCTACAAGATGAATACGCTTAATAAAGATATTCCGTGTAGTTCCATCGGACATCTTGAGGGCACCTTCAAAGGATGAGTCGTTCGGCCGCTCAATACCGGTTACACTTTCGCCTGAAATGCCGAGCCAGCACGACTGAAATCCTACAATAGATGCCTCAAGGGACGGTTGTAGTTTCTCTAACGCCGAGAAGTACGCTTGGGGTTTCTTAAATTCATTCATTGCCTCGCAAATCGTTGTTGGCATTTCATTACGAGCAGTGGAGAGTAGTAGCGATTCTGGTAGTTCGTGAACTGCGGGTTTCGCAATACGCACATTTGCTTTACCTCCGCTACTGCCTGCGGCTGAGCCACCGCGGCCACCACCCCCACCACCACGACCACCGCGACCACCGCCGCCACCGCGGACACCACCACCACGACCCCCTCTTGGAGGAGGACCACCGCGCCCATGATTTCGGTTACCAGGCATTTCTAAGTTTCGGACCGGGTCTAATTTAAGAGACTTTCCGCATGAGGATACGCGGTAAAAGAAAAATGGCTGAATTAGGTATCAACATAGATGAGTGCTCCGGCGAGACCTGGTATGGGATTAACGGCGATGTTGCCAACAATGGGGGGTGAGCCGGCGTCCAATCGCCCCACCATGAATCTCCGCCTTTCCAAATTTAATATGAATATGATTCCGGATGACGGTGTTGTGCTATTTATTGGACGCCGTGGAACCGGTAAGTCCTGGCTTATCAAGGACCTAATGTGGTACAAGCAGAAGTTTCCTATTGGTACAGTGTTCTCGGGCACTGAGGGTGCCAACGCTTTCTATGGCTCTATGGTTCCGAGTCTGTTTATTCACGACGAGGTCGTACCGCAGACTGTCTCTAATGTGCTCAAGCGTCAAGAGGGTATTACGAAGCAGATTCGTAAGGAGACGGAGGCACGCGGATCCTCGCAACTAGACCGTAAGGCGTTTATCATTATGGATGATTGCTTGTATGATAATAAGTGGGTGAACGATAAGTGGATTCGTTCGCTATTCATGAACGGTCGCCACTACGGTCTCCTCTATATCCTAGCCATTCAGTACGTGATGGGTATTCCGCCGGTCCTACGAGGACAGGTAGATTACGTGTTTATCCTACGTGAGAATCAGGTGTCCGCTCGCCGTCGTATTTACGAGCAGTTTGCGGGTATTTTCCCAACCTTTGAGCTGTTCTGCCAGATTATGGACCAGTGTACCGAGGACTACGAGTGTTTAGTGATTCACAACGGTGCGCATACCAATAAGATTGAGGATTGTGTGTTTTGGTACAAGGCGCAGCCGCATCCTGATTTTAAGATTG